CTTTGATTTGCGTAGGTGTCCTTTAAAAAAATAAATTAGATTTGTAATGAAGCTAACAGAACATACAGAAGTTGCTTTAGTATTCTTAATTCCACTTTTTGCAGCAACAATATACAATAACTTCCAAAAAAAGAAGGTTCGTGCGAATATGAAGGTTGTTTACTACAAATTTTTTGTTTTTTGTGCCATTTTATTCTTAGCTTCTCAAATATCAATACAAATTGGAAATAATGCTGCTATAGAACCAGTTATACGTGTATTTGGTGAAATTCTAATGGCAATGTTGGTTTTTGAATTCTTCCTTATTCCTAACGCAGATACTCATCCTGACGATATAGCTATTGTTCATACATCCATTCTATGGTTTTTAGGATTTATATTTCTTTTATTAAACTCTATGAGTCATTTTATGAACGTAGCTGATGAAAATAAGGGTTGGAATATGCATCCTATATTTGAAATACACAAAATCTCAAAAAAAGTCTATTCTGAATGTGCTATGCCTTCAGATGATTCTCAAAATTTATCTATTTGTAATTTGTTTTCATATGTCCAAAAACAACAAAATGATTGGCCAACTCAACAAATAGGAAATAATGTTGCTGTTTAAATTATATATTGTCTTAAATCAATGGTATTAGACCAGATACAATGTCCCAAAAAAGGAAATAAAAAGATGGGAGTTAAAGTATTTGCTAAAAAATGGCTTCCTGAAATGGAAAAATATGCGGTTGATTATGTAGGACTTGGTGGTCTTACAGGTACTACCAGTAAAAAAGAAGCTAAAAAAGCGACAATTGGTACTAATAAATTTGTTAAATTATCTGGAAAATGTGGAATTGCAAGTGATGCACAATGTGTCGGTAAGGATAAATATATGTACTTTAGAAGTTATCCTATGGGATATACACCTAAATGTATTAAGAAAGATGGAAAATATATAACTAATGGGAAAAATCCTATTATTGGTGGTACAGGATTATTAGGTGGAATTCAAGAAGATTTATATACACTTAATCTATCGGATTATACTAAAGCTATTGTAAAACAAGGACCATTTGCATCAACAGATTGTATGTATGCCCGCTTACCTGTTGGTGATGGACTACTTCTTGGTGGCAGAAGATTTGATAATAAAGAGGATGTTGAACTCAATGGTCGAGGGTGGTATGTTGAAGAGCAATGCGTTCCACGACAACCTACTTTTGATAAAAATTATGGAGGAGAAATCTTTAAAATCCCATTTTCAGAAAGCAGATGTAAAGAAGAATTTACACAAAAATCTGAAACAAGAACTATCCCTAAATACATATATATACTTCTTGTGTTTGGATTACTTATTCTTAGTCTTATTGGTACTAAATACAACAAAAAAACAGGCAAAGTTTGTGTTTCTATTGGTTTAAAATTTATGAGTTTCTGTATAATCAAATGTCGTGACATTTGGGACTGTTCTTGGCGCGCTCTGCTTCCTTTTACTTTATTAGTAGTAGGCTATTACCTTGTATTAGCCCCCTCGAAAGTATGGGTCCCTGACTCATCTTCATCTTCATCTTCCTCTTCTTCATCGTCTTCATCATCTTCCTCCTCTTCCTCCTCTTCATCTTCCCCTTCTTCGGATTCGGACAATAACGCCATATAGGGCTTAATACACATTCAACATCTTTGTTTGCTTTATTTATTTCTTAGATGTCATTATTTCTGCCCCCCTTTTATCTAAAGCCAATTCAATCTTATCATCAGAACATTTGATATTATCATCTTCTTCCTTTTCGTAATTATGAATATTTACATTCTCTGAAATACGGACTTTTCTTTTATTCTGAAAAGTCCAAAACAATGTTGGTATTAGATTGTTACTTACTAAATTTTCAACTCCTCTCATAATATCCAGCTTCTTTGAATGAAAATCTATTTGAAATTTTAAAACATTCTTTGCAGACTCTATGTTTAAGCTTGGAAACATTGATATTGGTGTACTTTCATAATAAACTGTTTTCATAATTTCAAAATTTTGTTCTTCCTCATCATAATATATCATTGTAGAATCATATCTTTCTTCACTTTTTCTTCGAGACGGATGCTTCTGATATGATTTATCGTATATCGCCACATACATCAATGATGAATTCCAAAAGGCACATAAATCATGATATTTCCATCCAAGACTTCTTTTTAAACTTACTAAATCACTATAGGTCTCATGTGTTAATATATATTGCCACAACCTTTCTAAAACAAATCCTTCATTTCCACCTTGTTCGTTTGTTGATAATAACATTTTTAACAAATTTTCATATGATTTCTTTGAATTTCTTCTTATTGAACTACCTCTAACATAAAATATTGCACTCCAACAATACGGTATTATATTACTTGGCTGTGGGAACCCATTTGAACCACACATATAATGTAAATAATTCCCATATGGTATTGGGGTCTTATATTTCAATGCATTTACCTTTTCATCATGTGCAAAATCATGAAACTCATGTGTCTCTACTGTTTGTTGTGTATTTGAATCAATATAGTATTGTATTATTCTATTATTTTGTATGTAAAAACGATGGTCTGAATCGATATTTGGTGGTATCACATCATTATATCTCCAAGTTAATGTTTGAAAATCTTTATCTACATAATATCGGACTACATCATATTTCATTAAGTTTACAAAATCAGGACTATGATCAAATGGATCTCCTTGTATAAACCATATCTTATCTGGTAAAACTTCATAATTCTCTATTATATAATCTAAATATGTTCCTCCTTCTCTTCCTATGTTCTCTTTTCTTATTATCTCTATTTTTTTTAAAGCTTTCTTTGAAAATGATATGTTCTCCGGTCCCTTATTGAATATTACTACTCTTTCAATCCATAATTCAGACTCTATTAGTTTATTTAACCATTCCAAATCTTCCTTGAATCTTGCTACTACAATAGTATTATTTGCCATAAGATTACCCTCCATATCAAAATATATATTATATCATTCTACAAATATAACCGCATTTATATCTCTAATCTTCTATTTGGTATTCCCTTATTCCAACTGTATTCTTTATTCATTCCTTTCCAACTACTTGGTATTACAAAACCAAATATATTGTCGCTCCAATTATCACATATATATTTTGGTTTATCTATCTTAGATAATTCAAGTGATGCTTTTCCTATATAGATACAAAAATTTAATCTATCATTATACTTACAACAAGCATAACACTTCATCCTCCTATAATCATAATACTTTCTAGGGACACGATTCCATAATGGCCATCTATAACTATTTAACCAACCTCTTCGCCAATTTCTCCTCCATAATTCACGTTTTTCTAAATAAGATAATCCTATAAAACTATTATTTAAAGGAAGTTCATAATCCATAAAATATTCATTACAACATATACATTTTCTTGGTTTTCCATGTGGAAATATATTTTTGTCATTTGTTATATCATAACCAGTACTATCCTCCCTTGGAACAATATTTAATTCTCTAGTATCTGTTACAGATTCTGGATGATACAATATATCACTATGTAAATATTCATCTATTATACTTAACACATCACTTGGCAATTTTATAAACATTTGATACTATTAGTTTTCATTACAATTTTATTACATTTGTAATCTATTATGATGAGTCGATTTGAAATGAGCCTCTATATCCTCATCTCTTTGCCTTAGTCTATATATTCTGTATTCTTCCTCCTCTTTTTGCTTTTGTCTTAATTCCGCAAATCTTTTTTTGTCCTCATCTGTTAATTGATTTGGGATTGTTCCTCTATTGTCTTTTATTTTTGCAAAACTTCTTGAAACATCCTTATCATTTATTACAGCTTCTTCATAAGTTAAATGAGGGGCCTCTAATGCACGACGAACATCTGTATACTTTGTCCCAGAAGGTGTTTCTCCAGAATAATCCTTTATTTCACCTTGACCTAATACTGAAGCATTCGTATTTGAAGCTAACTCTTCTGGTATTTCTGGGCATTTGACTAATTGATATCTACTAGCATCCATATTATTTGTATGAGCCCTTTTCTGCTGTTCATAAACAGAATGAAAATTACTTTCCGATGGTCTTTCAGGTTGTTTTATATTAGATTCCTTCTGTAGCCAATCCCCATATCCTCTTTCTTCATCCTTAAACGCATTCTGTGTATAATACTGATTGAATACTGATGGGTCAAATTGTTTATCAAATAAACTATCTGGAGGAGGTACTGCTAAATTTTCTCTTATGTTACTCCTCTTTGATACATTTATATTTGTTATACCAGCAGGTATTGATTGTTTCAAATGGTTATAGCACGTTGTTAACATATTAAATGCTGTTGTATCACCATTATGTCTATCTGGATGTAGTGATACTGCCAATTGTTTGTATTTCTTATGTAACACTGCTTCTGTATATCCTTCTTTAGGAGGCTCTCCAAATAATTGCGCTGACATTATGTCTAAGTTAGCGGAAGGATTATTACGACTATTCGTTTTATCTTGATACCTTTTTTGCAAATCCTCACTTGTTGCTCTTTCTGTAAAATTTGGCAACATTCGTGGCATATAAGGTGTTTGTACAGAATTGTTCTGTAAAAAATCTTGATCTCTTGAATATTTCGGTTCCGGATTGTAATTTCTTCTTCTTGACTCAAAATGATTTGTTCTACGTATATCAGAATCTTCCGTTACTGGAGATGTTCTTCTCTTCTCGTCCATCCATTGTTTTATAAATAAATGGACTGATTCTTTTGGTATTCTCTCCAATACACGTTTTATTTGAGACTGACTCAAACCAAGTGCTGCCAATTGATTTACCTCCATAATAATTCATATGCTGCAATTTTTTATCTAATTTTTACGCAATATTATCAAAATATTTCTCACTAAATACAATCTCTCCTTTACCTATATCTATCAATTCTTGCTGAAATAATGTTACCGCTGTTTTTGTAAAGTCTAAAGTCTCAATTACGGTATCCAACCCACTATCAAATAGTGTTACTGCTACATTTGATAACTCTTTAACTAAATCGTCAAACTGTTTTATTCCCTCTAAATCTGTACTTGACATTTATGATAAATATAACATATTTTATCTGAAAAAATAATCACAATTTACACCCTACAATAAAATATTAGATTTCACAAAACCCAAACATTTAAATATGGACAAAACAGTTCAAATACTACTCTCTATAGCAGATGATGCCAGTCTACATTCTATGGATGAATGGGAGCAATTCATCCTTTTTGATAAACCACACTTCCTTAATCAACTGACATATGATATCTTTCAAGTACTTGTAGATGGATATGGCACTAACCTTTCCAAATGGGAATTAGCTAAATCCTTGAATATTGAAGACTCAAATATTAATAATAGACTCTTCTCTGTTATTAATAACAACAGCAAGACTATTTCATATGAAGAATTTCATGATTTCTGTGCACTTGGTCAAAAACATCATATTATATCACTCCTCAAAGAACTTGGTATATATAATAAATTGTATAAGGAATCATGTAATAATTCTAATATGGATGTCAATATACCCCTTACCTCAGTAGAAGAACAAAACGAACCAGAAGACTTAGTTGTTGATAAATCAGACAAACAAAGTTGTTCCGGTGATTCTACAGAACTTGATTACAAGGGAAATAATCCTGCTGAAAAATCTAATAGTAGATTTTCTCAATTCATTGATTGGTGTAACCAGTTATATTCAACTTTATTCAAAAATTGTCTTTTTTCAAAAAAATGAAGCATATCCGAATTATAATTTAACAATTCAAGCATAATATTAAATATGTCTCAAGAACCTTTACAGATTTATGACTGGGAAACCTATGATGAAGAAGTCGATATTGATGATTCAGATTCCAACAACGAATCTGAATCAGATTGTGATGCTCCTAAAATTTCTCAAAACTTTGTAATATATCTTTATGCTCTTACTAAAGAGGGAGAAAATGTTAGTATTAAAGTTAATGGTTTCACTCCATATTTCTGGATTGAAATTCCAAATTATTGGAAACCATCATGGACATCTATATTTGCGGATGAACTCAAAGAGTCTTTACCCAAAAATATGCGAGATGAATATATTGAAGAATATTCAACTAAATCACTCAGACCACGATTTAAATTTAGAAATAATCAGTGGGGAAAGAAAACATTATTTATGCAGCTCGTATTTAGAAGCGAAAAAGCACAAAAGTATATATACTTTCGATTAAGAGACCCTTATAGGGGTTCTATCTCTGGCTTGCGAAAGCATAAATTTGCTATTTATGAAAAGAATGTTCTACCCGTATTAAGATTTATTCATATACAAGAATTAAAACCATCTGGCTGGATTACACTCGGACAATCTGCAGTTAGAACTACTAAGTCCGCATTATGTGAAACTGAATTTCCACATAATTGGACTGTTCATTGGAAAGATGTAAAACCAGTAGATATCGAATCTATTGGTCCAATTAAAGTGGCTTCTTTTGATATTGAAGCTGATTCAAGTCATGGTGACTTTCCAGTCGCTAAAAAGGATTACTACAAATTGGCAATGAATATTTATGAAGAAAATGTTCGTTATCAGAAATTAAAGAAAAGAACTAATCCTACACTTATTTCGATGTGGATTAAGGCAGCTTTTAGAGATTACAACCAAAATGAGAAATATGATGAATATACTAAATCGTCTATTCAAACGATTATTCTCAAATATCCATATGATATTCAAAATAAACTCTTTGATAAACTTGGCGACGAATGTTTTGTTTGTTTAACAAAACATATTGTTCAAAAAACCAAAAGTAAAGAAATTGTTGAGTCTTTAAAGCAAATTCTCAATAGTTATTTACCACCGGTTAAAGGTGATAAAGTCATTCAAATTGGTACGGTTTGTTACAGATATGGTCAGGAAAAAACAAGTATTGAAAGACATATTGTAGCTCTTGGTGGTTCTGATAAATTAGACGGTATTGAAGTTGTATCGTGTAATTCAGTGCGAGAAGTCTTTGAAGAATGGCTTAAATTCATGAAAAAATCACAGCCAAATATCATTACTGGATATAATATATTCGGTTTTGACTTCAAATTCTTATGGGAATGTGCTGAAGAGTACAATTGTCTGGACCTTCTTAAACAACTAGGACCTCGTAAATCAAAACAAAACAAACTTGTTGAGAAAACACTCTCATCATCCGCTTTAGGTGTCAATATTATGTTCTTCTTTGAAATGCCCGGTATCGTTACTATCGATTTATTGAAGGTTATTCAAAAAGATCATAACTTATCATCATACAAATTAGATGATGTTTCCAATGAATTTATTCATGGTGCCATTACCAAAATCGACCATCATGATGATAGTTCCAATTGTCAAATTACTTTACATACAGATTCAACATTTAGTCTACTAAAAGGACACTATATTGTTATTTTCAAAGAAAGTATAATTGGAAAAGAATTCATTTGCGGAAGAAGAAAAATTATTCATATTGTTGAAGATACAAGCATTACCCTTGAAGAAGGTGATAATAGTCAAGAATTACCTAACAATCCAAAATCATATTATTGGGCTGTAGGTAAAGATAATGTATCTCCACAAGATATTTTCGAAAAACAGCGTGGTACTGACACAGATAGAGCTATTGTCGCAAAATATTGTGTACAGGATTGTGAATTATGTCTTAATCTTATGCAAAAACTTGAAATTATCACAAATAATGTTGGTATGTCAAATGTATGTTTGGTGCCATTTGCCTTTCTCTTTATGCGAGGTCAAATGATTAAAACTTTAAGTCTTGTCGCATCAGAATGTCAAAAAGTTAAATATTTGATACCTGAATTACCAAGACCTCCAGAAGATACTAAAGATTCATACGAGGGTGCTGAGGTACTCGAACCTACACCTGCGATTTTCCTAAAAAATCCAGTCAGTGTACTTGATTATGGTTCATTATATCCATCCAGTATGATTGGAAGCAATATTAGTCACGATACTATTATTGTTGAACCACAATATCAAGGAGAATCTGGAGCCAAATTATTAGAAAGCATGGGAATCAAATTCCAAGATATTTCATATGATAATTATTATCAAGTACTCAAAGGTAAAACTTGGGTTAAAAAGGTTGATGAAAAAAATCCAGTTGTTAATTGTAGATATATTCAACCCCCCATTGACTCAGAAACTGGAAAAATTGATGACACTAAACGGGGAATTCTTCCAAGAATCTTGATGAAACTACTTGCTGCACGTAAGGCAACAAGAGCTCAAATCAAAAAAGAAAAAGACCCTTTTAGAAGATCCGTTTTAGATGGTTTACAACTTGCTTATAAAGTTACAGCTAATTCACTATATGGAGGAGTTGGTGCTGAAGTAAGCTCATTATATTATAAGGATATTGCTGCTTCAACTACTGCTGTCGGAAGAAGGCACTTACATTTAGCTAAAGATTATGTTAAAGAGCATTATCCTAACGCAGACATCGTTTATGGTGACACTGATTCTATATTTGTAAACTTCAATGTTCATAAGGGATTAGAACAAGAACTTTCTAATAGTGAAGCTCTTCAAAAATCAATCGATTTATCGGTTGAAGTTGAAAATGGTATACAATCTCTATTGGAATATCCGCACAAACTAGAATACGAAAAGACATTTTATCCTTTTCTGTTGCTTCGCAAAAAGGGTTATGTTGGTAACAAATATGAGTTCGACCTTAATAAGTATAAACAAAGCTCTATGGGTGTTGTCACAAAAAGACGCGATAATGCTCCTATTGTTAAATATGTTTACGATGGAATTATCAAAAGAATTATGAATGATAGAGATATTCAAGCTGCTATCCAATTCCTTCTTGATTGTTTCAAGAAAATTCTCAAAGGTGACTTTTCAATCCAATATTTCATTGTTACTAAACAACTAAAGGCACAATATGCATTCCCAGATAGAGTTGTTCATAAAGTTTTGGCAGATAGAATTGGTGAAAGAGACCCAGGAAATAAACCACAATCAAATGACCGTATTCCTTATGCATATGTTAAAACCAAAACTATACCCAAGTTACAAGGCGACCGTGTAGAACATCCTGATTATATCAAAGACAAAAAACTTGATATAGACTACTTGTTCTACATTACCAATCAAATACAAAAACCGGTGTGTCAGGTATTTGCACTTGCCTTGGAAGAATTGAGAATTCATGGCTATAAACTTCCCATTAACCATTTTGATAGAATGAAAAAACAGTTACAAAACGGTGAGAAAAAGCTTGAACCATCCAAAATTCGTGAAAAAATTATGGATAAAAAAATGGATGAAGTTTATAAGGTTTTGTTCAAAAAAATGGTAGAAATCGAAGAAGGTAAACGATATGGTCAAAAACAAATCTCAGACTTCTTCTCAAAAAGATAATACTTACTATTAGAGAACAAAAATGTATGTTACTTTTTTTCAGATTAAAAAAATACTTGAATCAAACAAAAAAATACCCCATATTATCGTTAAATATCTTATCACAACAGACTTCTTGCTTAACAATATTACAAAAATACTCCCACAATATAAAGAACCAACTATATATTTCGAACCAACATATAAAAGAGACTCTCTTACTGGAAATTTTAAACTCAAAAAAAACAAATATGGACTGTGTCCTGTTGGCAGACTTCCCGGTTATACTGACCGCGTTATGATTAAAACTTTACTACAAACCAAAAACATATTATATGACTCCATTCCCATAATAGGAAACGACCATTTCCCAGTTATACTCATCACACAAATCTTCTCTATTAATATAGCCGTTATAACATGGAATATTGGTCCCGCAAACCCTAAAAATATATGTCCCAATTTACTAAAAATTATTTTTGATAGATATGGCAAAATACCCGATATTCTAATCATCGGATTTCAAGAAGCAGATAAAAATACTATTCCAGATATAAATGTATGGAATGGTATATATAACTCCAACATCCGACTACATGGAAATACCTTCAAGTCTTTATTAGGCCATATTATAGGCTTCGGACTTGAAACTACAATATTATGGGACAGCAAATCAGTTCATGTTAAGCAAATATTAAAAGAATCTAATAGGGGAACAGTTACTAAAGGAGTACACACAAGCAAATTCAGATTCTCAAAAAAATATATGTCTATTACTTGTTCATTGGCCAATATTCACGCACCATTCACTCAAAATCAGACAAAATACTCTAACTTTTATAATTCCACACTTACATATCTTAATCAACTTGGTAACTCAGATGTATTACTATTATTTGGTGATTTCAATAGCAGATGTATGTTAAAACTAACTGAATCCGGCAAACCATTATTTGTCAAAGATATTCCTCTAAATAATAAACTATCCTTATACAAATTTACAAAATCAATCAAAAAACGTCTCACCAAATCTATAAAAAAACACAATATAACCAAATTAAATTTAACTATCCAATCACCTTTGTATCAACATGACTTATTACTTAAATCGAAATTTTCTAATTGGTTACTATATTTTAAACTTAAATTATAAAGCCACTATTTGTTTTGTACAACCTATTGCGTGTTTTGGACGAATTCCTCTTAATGCTTTGCCCTCTACTACACATCTTTTATACAAAGCTTTACTATATTGCTTACATGGACAATCTTTTGGAAGAATACCTATTGTTTGAAATATATCCTCCCACATTTCTTCTTCCGAAATCTCTTCCAGTCTATCACCAGTTTCTTCTTCTTCTTGTTCTTCTTGTTCTTCTTGTTCTTCTATTTCTTCATCATTACCCCCAGATTGTAAATCGGCTTCTTTCTCCAACCTATTTCTCTCTTTCATTTTTTCATTTATTTCATTCATATACCCAAATATTGAATTTAACGTAGGAAATTCAAATGTATCATTACCACAATGTAATTTTACTAATTCTTTTACACTGTTATAACTATCATTATTAAACCCCAAATGCTTCTTTGTTCCACCCTTATAATATAAAGGATACCTTTGCAAATTTTTTGTGGTAAATACAACATTATTTATACTATTCTCTCTTGTATAATTTACCACATTCTCAACTGAATCCCATATTTCACTTAAATCAAATATTATAGGAACTGCATCCTTCAATTTTAAATATGTTATCGTTTTATCTTCTAAACTCAAATAAGAACCCCCACTCTTTATATCATCTGGCATATCTTCATTTCTATCACATATAAAACATAAAGTCAACGCAGATGAATTTATCAATACGCTCTTATCATTCGATTTCTTTCTATGAGATTTTGTGTTTCTTGATTTACTTCTAGGTGATAATTGAATCAAGTCAAATAACAACAGTGTTTCCAATTGCTTTAGACGTTCTGAAACTTTCTCCTTTTCTTTTTGTGATTCCAGAATCGATTGTGTTTTAAGAAATATATTATTTTCTTCTAAGAAATCCTTTGATACAGACATTTATATGTCCAATTATTATTTATATATCTATTTAAACTTACTTAAGTTTTTAAGTCATTTTGACCATCTATTATAGAGTATTCCACTTGTTGTCTCAGATCTCTATCCACTTTTTGCTCTGAAATAATTTTTTCCATCTTTTGTTCCCAAAGGGTTTGTATAAAATTTGTACTTTGATTCCTAAAGTCATCACCATACTCATCTTCCAACTTATCTACTAATTGAATTATCAATGATTCTATTACATCTTTCTTGTGCTGGGTCTTCCATTGCTCCCCATCAAATGTCTTCATATGTGAAAATTTCTTGTTTGGCAACTTCAGATTATGGTTCTCGGGATGTTCTTTATTGAAATGTAACTTCTTCACCATTTCCGGTATACACGTATTCACACCCTTCATTAAATGTAATACCTCGTGTTTTAAGTAATTCCAATTCTCAGACCCATGTGGATTTATAGTTAAATTCAGTTCAATATTATTAATCGTACAATTCTCGTAGTGATTCGAATTTGAATATGTTGTCGTTGCAGGCTTCTTCTCTAATTGATTTTTAAGCTTTTCCATTTCTATTTTTAAGTCTTGTACTTGAATCGTCAATTCCTCATTCTTTCTTTTTAATTCCAATAATTCATCTGGGTTTGGATTCAGCTGTGCCAATTGATGTAAGTGCTTACGAGTAGTATAATGTTTTTCAAGTGCAAATTTACGTTGGAAACTACATTGACATGTTTCACAAAACCATTTCGGTCCTTTCATTCCTGTACCAGACATCTTATTATAAGGTATTTTTATTTTCTTAAACCTATTTAAATCACTACATTTTCGAATTTTTAATACATTTCAATTATAATTTTAATCCCAAAAATTTATAAGGTTTTTTACCATGTTAAGATAAGACTTATTCTTACTCCGGTTTCAAAACAGAAACCATTTTGAGGGGGGGGTGCTTTTTTTTTCTAGACAAATTTTTTTTATTAATATACAAATCATATTTTGGTTTTATCAGTAAATCTGGACTTTTTCTCTAAACTCTTGCTTTTATAAAATGTATATTTTTTTCATAGTTTTTTGTCACTTTTAAACTTTCTCATAACTTGGTGTTTTTACTGATATCTCTATCTCTCTTTCTTTTTTTTTTCTAGAAAAAAATATAAAAAAAAAAAAGCACCCCCCCTCAAAATGGTTTCTGTTTTGAAACCGGAGTAATAAATAACCCTATTATATAATAAGGGTTTTTGATACCCGATATTTGATTGAAGGATGTCCAACCACAGTATAGAAGAACGCTATATAACCCCATATTTTATCATATTTAATGATCATGATAAATATAGAACTTGAATAAAAATGATATATGATTGAATAAATAATAATAAGATATGGCTAAACGAATAATACAGAATGAAATAGAGAAAACATTGTTAAAAGATATTGAAGTCCCTTTCCAATCACTTATAGAATTATATATTGTTACTGAAGAAGATCTGTATGAAAGTGAAAATGGAGATGGTGTCTATAAGAATATGATTGGTTGTTTCAGAACTTATGATAAAGCGATATGGTTCCTTGATTTTAAAAATGAGAATAATACCGACAATGAATATCAATATGAGGTAAAAACGATTAAATTAACAAAAGACGCAGATGACTATTTATTCTTACCAGAAAGAATTGCTATTACACCCAGTTATAAAGACACTCTAACAATTCCGCACATTCTCAAATATCTTGCTAAGTTACAAAATATAGAAAGACTTATTGAGATATAACACTATCTTATATATAAGAAATCAGGGATGAATTTTTTGTACAAAGTATTAAATAAGTCAAATGATTCTGAAGAAATACAGCATACTCTAATACCTTCTAAACAAGCTACCCTTTTATCAGAAAAGACAATACGGAATAAGTTGAACTTATTTAATAATTCAATTGAAGTTTATGCAGTTACATGTATTAACCTTTATGACACTTATTCGGGTTTTGACAACATTGTAAGTTTGGAAGCCGTTTATTGGAATAGAGAAGATGCAAATTATATGGTTAGTCAAATTAATATAAATGACCCATCTGTAATAGATGGGGGAAGAAGCGACCTTTATTTCCAAGTAATGCCTATTGAAATAGCTATTAAAATTTCAGGTGATTTACATATTATTACAAAACTAAAGGCAAAACATAAACTAATCACTCTGGATAAAATACTTTATTCTCTGGATAATGATTTAAAGCTAAAACAATATGGTATATTAAAGGTAAACTAAGCTCTAATGTCAAAAATTAAGAAAATTATATCTCCCAAATCAGGGAAAGTAACCGAAATAATCCATATTGCAGATATTCATATTAGAAATGGAGATGAAATAGCCTCACGATATGATGAATATTATAAGGTTTTTTCGAATTTGTTTAGTACATTAAAGAAGTTAGATTCGGTAAAGAATAATGAGGCGGTTTGTGTAGTTTGTGGCGATACATTTCATGCTAAAACTAAGCTGGAAACTCCGGGTATTAAGTTATTCTTATATTTACTACAAAATCTTGGAAGCATATTGCCAACATTTATTATACTTGGTAATCATGATTTTAAGCAAGACCAAATGGATAATTCGATTGATTTTTTAGATGCATTTGGACATGTAATATCAGAGAATATCGTATTTCTACAGGAAACAGGTTTGTATACATGCGCCAATTTGGGAATAGGAATGGTAGATATAAAGGAAACATTAAGAATTGGTTCGGGTTCTGGAATGGCAGATAGACTACCTGATTTTCCAGACCCAAATGAATTCCCAGAAGAAATCAACAAAACCATCGCTTTATTTCATGGTACAATGGTTCATTCTAAATTTACGGATAATCGGACAACAGATGAAGGATATCCTTGGGAATGGATGGATGTTGGTTACAATTATGCGTTACTTGGCGATATTCATAAACAACAAATCTTTCCCATTCGCAAAAAGACAAAGATGATTGCTGCTTATAGTGGGTCTCTAATTCAACAGAATTATGGTGAAACTTTGTTTAAACATGGAATATTAGTATGGAATTTACAAGAAGACTCTGTTAAAAGTATTGATATCAAGAACGAATATGGATTTGTGAAGCTAATGAACAAGAATAATAAGTGGTTATTAGAAAAAACTGATTTGATTGATTCAGTAAAAAATGAGAATTTTCCAAAAAAATTAAGAATACGGATATTTGGTTCTTATAATGATGAACAGAAATATGAACTCAAGGAAATATTAGATGATTGTGAATACACTTTGGATGAAACTGTAATTAAAGATGATATTACTCAAACGAATTCTTCCGATTTTTCATCTGAAGGACTATTGGAACAATATATGCTTGAAAACAATATTAGTGATTATTCCGTGCCAGAACTTGACGAATTGCTTATTCAAAATGAACCAGAGTTTAATGGTGAATTGAAGAAAATTGTTAAGAAGAAAAATACTGATCTTGAAAAAGAATATTCGATTTACGCTAAAACATTAGAAGTTTCTGACAATATTACTAAGTTCCATATTAAGTATCTCGAATGGGCAGGATTACTATGTTATTCTGATAAAAACTGGGTTGATTTCGATTTGATGAAAAATAAGACAAATCTTATTTCAGCACCAAACGGAGGTGGTAAATCAAGTTATTTAGAGATTATTTGTATATCAATTTATGGCAAACCTATCCCAAGTCGTAGCATTAAAGGTAATCCTATAGCTTTGATTTCAAAAGGCAAAGGTGAGAAAGACCCTGCTTATACAGTTGTTCATATTGAAATTGATGAAGCAATTTACAGAATTAATCGCATTTTTGATAAAGATGGTAAACCGAAATCAAGAGGTGGCGGAGTCTTTAAGAAAAATGGAGATGAATGGCTTACTGTTTGTATTGATTCTCCCAAAATAAAGGAATGGGTTTTGAAAAATGTAGGTAATATTGATGAATTTTTAATGACAACTTTAGTCAGTCAGAGCAATGATTCAGACTTTTTGTCAATGAAACCAGTTGAACAACGTTCGCATTTAGAAAAATTGCTTGGATTAAGAGTAGCCAATTCTAAAGCAAATTTGTTTAAGCAAGCATTTTCAATTACTAAGTCGTTTAAGACTAATTTAGATATTTGTTTAGGAGAAAGTTCGAATGATTCTGAAAATGTTGATGAATTACAAGCAATCAATGCAGTATATGATGCCAAGAAATCTCTTTTGAAAAATTTATCATCTTCTTTGGTTAATTCTTGGGGAAATTGTAAAATAGAAGACTTAAAATTGAATGTTGACAATATTGAAAACCGAATCAATGTTTATGAAGACTATGATGAGATCAAGAATAATATTGTTTATAAAGAAACAAAGCAAAGAGAACTGGAAGAAGTAATATCAAATATGCATCAACCTTGTAAAAAACCCGAGAATAATTCAGAATATTATCAAAATAAGTTGGAATTGTGTGTTCATAAACTGGAAGAATGCCAAATTATGATTGATAAGTTTGATTCAAATTGTTTATATACAAAGCCTTTGTTTGAGAAAATTCAAATAGATAAAATTGAAAGCGCTATTGATGAAGAAACAGACTGTGTTATTCCATCAAAAGAGGTATATGATGATTCAATCACTAAAATTGAAAGTTATTCAAACAAGTTACAAAAGACTCAGTTAAAAGTCAAAAAATTATCAGACACAATTGATGAGTTGGAGACAAAAGATGATATGTTGTATGAAAAGGTGAAAAACATACAAAAAGAAAGAGGAAATTCTCCAATTATTGACAAAGATAGAATCATCGATTTAATCGAAAATGTGGAGAAAAACAGGCATTCTGAGGATAAGAAACGGACTCTCCATGCATTATATGGGGCTCAAATGTATTATTGGAATCAGAATTTAATGAAAATTGAGGAAAATGAGAGAAATATTAGAAGGGTTAATACTGGAATAAAAGGGATTGAAGAAAGCTTAAAAGATAGCCCGTATAATCCTAATTGTGCAGCGTGTAATCAACAACCACTTCGTAAACAGCTTAACTCTCTATATGTAGAACTTAAAACGCTCCAAGATGAATCTGAATCACTTTCTAAAGTTGGAAAGAATCTAACACAAATATCGAATACTAAGTATGAGAAATTGTCAAAATGGATAGAAGAGTTTGATACAAATCTAAAATTATTCGATAAATATACACAATATTTGGATGACTGGAATGTATATGATGAAATGTGTGCAAAATGTACATTGGTTGAGGAAGAAAGGGAGAATATCAGACAGGAAATACGGGAAATGAAGTCAAAAAACAAGGAATATTCTTTGCGCATCAACATGTTAAATACTGATTTACAAGAATATCAACAAATTTGTAAGAATTATGATTCATTTCAATGTAAGAAAAATTATTGGGATGAGAGAAGAGCATTCATTGCATCTGTAAGAGCTCAATGGCTACTATATGATAAATATGTAATAATTGTTGAGTTCTCAGAGATATATGAAAAATATAAGGCAAAACATCTTCAGTTGAAAAATTTATTAGACGATTGTGATAAATATGCCATTTTCATTGAAGAACTGAACGTAAATAAGGGTAAGGTTGTTACTATACGAAATGAGATTCAAACATTAAAAGACATTGTAAAAGAACTTGATTATTGGTCAAATGTGTTGAATTTAAAATCTGATTTTGATAAACAGCGTTTAGTCGAGTTGGAAATAGAGAGTTTACGTGAAGAAATCCAAATACTTTACGGTAGTAAGGAAGTTTTGAGTCATTCAATTAATCAGAACAAGAAGGTAAATGAAAAAGATAGGCGTTTAAGAGAAATAAGTGAGGTTTTTGGTAATAAGATGGATAAGTTGAATCATTTAGGCAAATTATTTGATAACTATCGTTCTTGGTTATATGAAAAGCATATTTTACCTAAATTGGTTAGAAGAGCAAATAGATTTGTTTCTAATGTAGAGCCATATTTGTCTCTATGTTACACAATTCAAGAAGATGGAACATTCTCTTTTACTGCTAAAAATGAAAAACATGAGGTATCTTTAGAAAAAGCATCGGGTTTTGAGTATTTCATTTTGGCGATGTCACTTAGATTAGCCTTTATGACATTAACAATGGGTGATAAATTCGGTGGACAATTTTTTATTGATGAAGGATTTACTGCATGCGATGCAAGACATCTAAACAAAATTCCAAACTTCCTACAATCTCTATTGGAAATGTTTGATT